TTGTGAAGTTTTTGGTAAAAGAGCTATAGATTATATAGATTTAACTTCAAAGCAGAAAGAATCTGTATATAGCTCCGAGGAACTTTCGATATGGTCTAAAGAGGTTCTTAATAGGGCAAATTTCAAATGCGAGATTTGCGGAGATACAGCAACTGATGCACATCACATAGAACCTAAAAAACTTCAGCCTATGCTAGCTTTAGATCCTGACAATGGCTTGGCGCTTTGTAAAAGCTGCCATTATAAATATGGGCATTCTGGTGAATGTTCAACTGGAAATTTGGCAAATATTATTTGTAATTAAGGGAGGTGTTTATGAAGATAGCTTTGATTGGTTTGGGTTATTGGGGACCCAACTTGTTGAGGACTCTACATGATTTAAATGTTTTAGTGGCAGCATTTGACTCTGATAAAACCAAAATTGATAAATTTTCCTCGGAAATTTCATACAAAAATATTTTCTTTGGTACAGACTGGGAGTGTGCTCTTGGACGGGCTGATGTTTCAGGCATTGTTATAGCTACTCCTCCTAGTACACATTATACAATGGCTATGAGGGCTTTAGAGTGTGGTAAGCATGTTTTTATAGAGAAGCCCATGACATTGAATTTAAATGAGGCTAAAGAAATAAATAATCTGGCCGCCAAAAAAAATCTTAAAGTTTTGGTTGGTCATATATTTTTGTATAGCCCAGAAATATTGAAATTAAAAGATATAGTTTGGAGTGAAGAATTTGGAAAAATTCAATATATGTATACCCGTAGATTGAATTTAGGTAAAATTCAAAGTCCAGCTACCGTTATAGATGACCTTGCACCGCATGATATAAGCATTTTTGATTTTATTTTAGGCTGTTCTTGTCAATCCGCACAAGTTACAGCTAAAGCACATGTGTTGAATACACCCGATGTTGCATTTGTGAATTTAATGTATGACGATGTTTTATGTCATATGCATTTGAGTTGGTTAGATCCATTAAAAGTTAGGGATACGGTTGTTGTTGGTACTAAACAAATGGTAGTGTGCGATTCTATGAACAAAAGAATAACTCTTTATAATAAAGGGGTTGATTTAGACATTATTGAAGACAACATGACTTCTTTTGGCAGTCACTTACTTTCATATAGATATGGTGATGAGATTTCTCCCTATATTCAAGTTGTAGAGCCCATGAAATCAGAATGTAAAGATTTTATAAATTGTATAGCTACTGGAAAATCTCCAACAGCAGACGGGGCATTAGGAGAAAGGGTTGTTGAGGTGTTAGAGTGTATGAGAATGTCTTTAGAAAGGGGTGGAGAATGGGTAAAAATGTAATTTCAGCTAATTTAATAACCCATCAATGTGTTGTTCTTGATTTCTGTGTAGAGTCCACTATAAGGTGTATGTTAGACTTTTGTGATGATATATACATAAATGATGGCAATAGTACCGATGGTACCCAAGACATTCTTTTTTCTTTACAAAATGAGTATGGTAAAGATAGAGTTAAGATTTTTGTAAAGGATTGGAAGCATGATAGAAAGATGTGGGCGGAAGAAAAGAATTTTATACTTGACAAAGTACCTATTAATAATTATGTTTTATGTATAGATGCTGATGAGCTTCTTCATGAAATAGATATCCAAAAAGTACGAGAATTGGTTGATTATAATCATAATGCTATTTCTTTCGATGTAATTCACTTTTATGGTCGTCCAACACATTTTATTAGCGGACCTAATTGGTATAAGAGGCATACTAGATTGTGGAAAAGAAATACTGGTATAAGAATCATTCATAGGGATAAAGGATGTGCTGATGATGTATTATGGCCGGACGGTTTTCCGGCTCATTTAGGAAGGCATTATGTTTCCGATGTAATTATTTATCATTACGGTAATTGCAGACATCCTATGGCCCTTGGCATGAAAGCTAAAAAAGCTGATGATCTTTATCAATATAGTAAAGACTACGAAGGCGGTAAACTAGCCGAACCTAGATCGTTTTCTTATGCCTTTGATAAAGTTGGAGCAAAAGAGTTTAAAGGCAGCCACCCTAAATATATAAAAAATTGGTATGAAAAACACAAAGACCAACCTACTGAATATATTGTTGATGGTACTGAATTGAAAAAACTTTGGTGTTTTGAGGAGAGATAAAATGAGAATAGTGGTTGGTATACCAGTTTTTAATGAGATGTTTTTTATTGATCAAAGTGTATCTAATGCTGTTTTTATGGGGTACGATAAAGTTGTTTATTTAGACGATGGAAGTACGGATGGTACATATGAGAAACTTTTAGAGTATTCTAATAAATATGAATCAGTAGAAGTTTTTAGTAATGATAAGAATAGTATATTAAGTAAAGGTACTAATAGATGGAAGGTTTTAGCCGAACACTGTAGGCAATTTGATCCAGATTGGATTATGGTTCGTGCTGCAGACCAAACTTTTTCTGTATCATCCAAGTTATTATTAAGAAATAGATTAGAGGAAATATACTTGAAGAAGAATGCACATATGGTTAGTTTTCCAGTTGTTCATTTTTGGAGATCTCCATGGTGGTATAGGATAGATGGTTATTGGGGGAATTCTGCTAAAAATCATGTGAGCAACTCATGTTGGCGAAATGATTGTGGTTGGGAATTTACTGGAGAATTCAAAGTATCTGGTATGCATAGGGGTGTGCATCATCCTAATAATTTTAAAACAAAATATGGGGCTATAGGTATAAATTATAATTTTCATAAGTATCCTTTTCCTATTTCTGTTTTACATTATGGTATGTCATCTAATGAATTACTAGAGAAAAAACTTGATCATCAATTAAATATGTCATTATTGTCTAAAAACAATAATTTTTTAATACCTGCAAATAAAATGCCTCATCCTAGTTCCTGGAATAATCACAATGGTTATAAAATTGCATATGAAAAAGGTATGATACTTGAAAAGGCACACTCTGACTGGTTCGATATACCAATACCAAATGTGGACAAGCCAAAAGTGGTATCTATGTATAACACAATTAAGAAATATAATGCTGCAAGAGCTAAAGAATATGCCAAAATATACGGAGAATAAAATGTTTAAAGTACACCCCACAGCGGTTGTTGAAACATACGATATTGGAGAAGGAACATATATAGGTCCTTTCACTTATATTTCAAGTAGAGTAAAAATAGGGAAGAATTGTAAAATTTATGGGGCATCTATTGGACTACCTGGGGAGCATCCCAATGGGGCAGAAGACAAGGGCGGCATAGTAGAAATATATGATAATGTTGAGATTAGAGAATATGTTACAATAAATGCTCCGTTGTTTACAGATAGAACAACATTAGAAAATGGTTGTTATCTTATGGCAAAGTCACATGTAGGACATGATGCATGGCTTAAAGAACGTGTAGTGCTCCATACGGGCTCTATTATAGGTGGGCACTCAATCATAGGTAAGTATTGTTACATGGGCTTAAATTGCTCTACACACCCATTTGCGGTACTTGGAGATTATTGTATCGTAGGTGCTAATGGTGTTTATAAGGGGGAGTCCCCCGCAGCGATAGTTTGGGCCGGTGTTCCTGCTAAGCCCATTAAAGTAAATATGGTTGGTTTAGACAGGCATGCAGGTGCAAAGGAAAAAGTTATTTTAGTAAGTTCAGCTGAAGAGTTTTTGTTAGAGTTTTCAAATAATAATTTATAATAAAACAATAAGGTAATAATTATGAACATAGAACTTTCAGATGTTAATTATGGAGAAAATGTAATAGTTTTTACTGGTAGTGTTATTGGAAGACCCCCAATGGCACCTATGGGTAAAACTGAAATAGACTATTCTAAACTACCTAATTTGCCCGTAAATATTGGCGACAATACAATCATTGGTGCTAATGTGGTTGTTTACAATAATGTAAGTATTGGTAAAAACTGTCTTATTGGGGATGGGGTTTATATAAGAGAGGGTGTAGTTATAGAAGATAATTGCATTATAGGTATAGGTTGTAAAGTTGGTGCTAGAACTAAAGTTGGTGAAGGTACTAGAGTCATGGACTTAACAAATGTGGCTAGCGATGCTATATTAGAGGAAAATGTTTTTATTGGGCCTGGGGTTATGATGGGAAACGATAATAGCATGGGGAGGTACAAAGATGGGCTTGGTGGTTTAGGATTTAAAGGTCCGTATATAAAGTCTTGGGCTACTATTGGTATGAATGCTAGTTTATTGCCGGCCGTTGTTATAGGAACAGATTCTATTGTTGGTGCTAATTCTGTAGTTACTAAAGATGTAGATGATTTTTCTATAGTTATGGGTGTTCCAGCACAGTTTATAAGAAGGTTAAAAGATGAGGAATTAAGATGCAAACAGGTTTAAATTGTATAATTTCAAATAAATCTGTAATAGAGAGTGATGTTATTATGGGACACAATAATATTATAGAAGATGGTGTTTATATAAATAACAATGTTAATATAGGAAATAATAATATTATTAAAAAAGGTACCATAATAAAATCGAACACAAATATAGAGCACTTTGTTCTTTTAAAGGATAATACATCTATAGGTTTTAATTGTTATATAGATAGTTATGTCAGGTCTTCTGGTGATAATTTTATTGGTAATAATTGTATTTTGCGCTTTGGTAGTACTATAGCCAGAAAAGTTTTTATTGAAGATGATGTGTTTATATCTCCAAATGTCATGACTATATATAGTACACACAAAGGTGAAAATTCAAAAAGGACTTATATAAAAAAGGGGGCTTTTATTGGAACTGCTGCTGTAATAGGCCCCGGCATCATTATAGAAGAGGGTGTGGTTATAGGTTCTCAAGCATATATTGCTAAAGACTGTATAACAAAGAATGGTATATATATAGGTATTCCAGCCAAATTTTTAAAAATTAAAGGGTAATAATATGAAGGTGCTTTTTGTAACTCATAAAGTTCAGGTACCTGTTATTCAACATATATTAGATTTATTTGAGAATAACGGTATAAAAACTGTATTAGAAATAGTTCCTGAAGCACTTAAAGCATCTCCTTGGAAGGATGTTTGGGGGAAATTTAAAACTAAACAATTTTATGATAAAACAAACAAGGCTTGTTATGATTATATTATTAGTAACACACACTCATCTTATATTCCGCAGTTTTTTGAAAATGTTAAGCCAAAAATTGGTTTTATAGACATAGAACATGATTTATTTAGTTTTGTACCTGAATACGGTATAAAAGAAACAACTATATTTACTTTTCATGATAAGCATTATGAATTTTGTCTTCATGAAGAAATAAATGCTGTTAGATGTAAATGGCCCCTCTTAAATGTTACTACTCCAAAAACTACATTTAGTGCTATAGATAAGTGGGAAGATGCTATATTTATAGGATCTTATTTGTTTAATAAAGATAAAGACTATACTTTGCCGGTATTTAAAACAATATGGCATAAAAAATATCGGGATGATGACTTTACATTTAAAGATATGGGAGTATTACCAACTGAATTTTGTGGTCCTATAGGAACTAAACTTTGTGCAGAGCACTGTAATTTTTTTATTACTTTAAACAGTAGTTGTTTTGTTGAAGCACTTTTGTTAGGCTGTTTACCAATTATATTACCTGATTATATAATAGATGAGAAGATCTATTCTGAGGTTCTTTCTGAAGTCACTATTAAGAATGGACCGTCGTTCATAGAAAATATATTAGCTGTTACAACAACAAATTTATCAGAAAAGCTCTCTATTTTGAGATTTGACCAAAATTTGTTTAAAGAAACCATACAAAGTATGCTTAACAATTGGGTAAAAGATGATTATTATACACTGCCAGATGCTTCTAAAGCCCTTTTAGATTTTATTACAGGGGGATGTTAATGTTATACGAGATAGTACCTATAACTATGCTTAAACCGCTCGAAAAGGTTTTTCCCTGTCATTTAAAAAATTTAGAAAAAATGATAGATAATGATGGGTTTTTGTTGAAGGCTTTAATTGTTGATAAAAAAACCGGTATTATTCTTGAGGGTAATCATAGATATGCGTATCTTTTAAAAAAGGGTTTTATTGAAGTACCTGTTCATTTTGTTAACTATAATGACGAAAATATTAGGGTTGGAGCAAAATTAAAGCATAGGTTTCTCATAGAGGGCACTTTAAAATTGAGCAAAAAGGTTTGTATTGATAGAGGGTTAAGTGGCGATCTTTTTCCCCCAAGAACTACTAGGCATTTTTTCACATTTAGAAAAAGGGATATAAACCTTGATTTGAACTTTCTTAAATATGGCCCCCCTGTAGATGTTTCACATCTTATAGCTGATGTTGATATTTCAGAAGAGATTGCAAATAATGAGTGTTATGTCAAGGAAATTGATGAGGAGTTAAGTGTGATAATTAGTTATTTGGATGAAGTATACCAAACAAGATGTTATTTATTAGAGCAGATAGAATTGATGGATTTAATGCGAGAAACCGTGTTTTTTCCGGGTAAATTTCATCCACCTCATATAGGCCAGATACAAACAATATTAAAATTAATCCCTAAATATAAAAAAGTTATTGTGGGGGTTAGTGAACACATGCCTGATGATGCTATAACTACTCCAACTGAAATACTGAATGCTCTTAAAGATTTATTTAAACCGTTTAATAATGTAGAAGTTTGTATAATAAAAGGTATTTTGGTAGAGAAAAAAGATACGGAGGGCTTGCCTTACTTTGATGTTCTGTTGTCAGGAAATCCAGATGTTTTAGATTGGGCAAAAAAATTAAATGTAAGGTGTGATTACATAGATAGATCGTTTGGGGCTTTATGTAGTGGTACACAAGTTAGGAAATTTATAAATGTATGATGAATATAAAGTAGCAAAAGAATTTTGGACTAATTTAAGTAATTATCCAAATTACCCAAATACATTAAGACGTAGATTAATTGATACTAATTATGTGGTATCAAAAGTTTATAACTCTTTAGCAGTAGTAGATTTGGGGTGTGGTGATGGGTCATTGTTATTGTCTTTGAGGGAATTTACAAAGATAATTGATTTTTACGGGTTTGACTTGTCTGAAAGACTTATAAATAATTTAATTTGTAAATGGGGGACTTGGCCTGGATTACATGCACATGTAGTAAATTTAACAGAATTAACTTATCTACCTAAAGTAGAGTTTGTATTATCCATGGGCTCTTTTCCATATATTTTTGACGATAATGATCTTATTAACTTATTAAAAATCATTGATTGTAACAATCTTATTGCTAGAGCTCCATGTACTCTGAAAGCTCAAGATGAATTGATCAATAAATTTTCAAATGATTTATGTGCTAATTATGCTGCTAAATACAGAACTGTAGATAGTTATAAAAGTATATTTATGAGTCATTTTGATAAAGTTGATGTTAGTAGAGCATATCCAGATAAGATAGAAAGTAAATATGGAACTAAACACTTTTTTTTCGATTGTAAAATGCAGCGGCATTAAAATAGGAGATTTAATATGATAAATATTTTTGATTTAAAAAAGCAGTATGAAGGAGTAGCTTTTTCATCTTTTATGAAGATTAGAGAACTAATTATGAATGGTCAGTTTGTGGGTGGTGAAGCATTAGATGAGTTTGAAGAAAATTTTGCTAATTACAATAAAGTAAAGCACTGTGTTGGTGTGGGTTCTGGTACTGATGCTTTAATTTTAGCTCTTAAATCGCTTGGAGTTGGTCCAGGTGACGAGGTCATTGTTCCAGCTAATACTTATGTTGCTACTCCGTTTGCTGTGTCTCATGTTGGGGCTACACCAGTTTTTGTAGATGTGGATTCAACATTATACAATGTAAGTGTGGACGATATCAGAGGGGCAGTTACTAAAAAGACAAAAGCTGTAATTATAGTTCATCTTTATGGTAACCCAGTTGATGTTTTACCTATTTTAAATTTTACTTCTAAAAATAATTTATATCTTATAGAAGATTGTGCTCAAGCCGCCGGTGCGGAAATAAACGGTAATAAGGTTGGTTCTTTTGGTGACGCTTCTTGCTTCTCTTTTTATCCAACTAAAAATCTTGGTGGAATAGGGCAAGGGGGTGCGGTGCTGACAGATAATGATGCCGTGGCTAAAAAAGTTAGAGAATATGGTAATGTTGGAAGAAAAACAGGTTCATGGTATGAGTATGATGTTATTGGCTATAACTCAAGATTAGATTCTATTAATGCTGTATTTTTAAACGAGTGTTTGTTTCACTTGGATGAATGGAATGATAGAAGAATTGAGTTGGCAAATATTTATTATAATTTGCTCAATGCTGGTGTTCCCTTTTCTCAACCAAGAGGCAAACATGTTTATCATTTGTTTGAATATAAATGTAAGTCTAAAGAAGATAGAAACAAGCTTATAGAATATTTAAAGCTGCATAATGTAGGTACAGGTTTACATTACCCTATACCTTGCCATAAACAACCTGTTTATAAAGATTTAGGTTATGAATTACCTGTTTCTGAAAGTTTATCTGATGTATTACTTTCAATACCCATGAATCCAATGCTTACTGAAAATGCTGTAGATTATATTGCTAGAAGAATCAATCAATTTCGAGGGGAATAATAATGATAGATTTATCTGATATTAAAGTCATAGCCAGTGAGATTGATGGTGTTGTTACAGAGCATCTTTCTCCTATAGATGAGTTGGGTAATGTACTTTTTAAGCAATATTATATGAAGGATTTTGAAGCAATTAATGAAATAAAAAAACATTATACATTTGTTTTTATTTCAAAGGAACAGGCTATAAATTATAGTTTATGTAGAAGAAAAAACATACCCTTTTTTTGGAGTCAAAATGGGGATAAAAAAGATGCATTTGTAAAGATGTTAAGAAGATATTCAGTTACACCGGAGAATGTTTTGTATTTAGGTAATAGTTATTCTGATACAGAATTAATGGTTATGTCACAGATATCTGTTTGTCCCGCAGATTCAGTATTTGAGATTAAAAGTGTATCAGATATTGTTTTAGAAAGTCCTGGTGGTTATGGAGTATTATGTGAGCTTTTTCATGTATTAAAGAAAAATATGAGTGAAATTTTCTAATAAAGGTACTTTAATTTATGTCCGATTCTTTGAGTATAAATTCAAACTATATTTTTAAAAAATTAGATCATGAAATTTATGTTTATGATAAATTAGGTAATAATTTAGGTAATTTGTCGGCGGTTATTTCTTCAGAGGCCCCTTGGCTAAATACAACTAAAAGTGGTGTAGCAGTTCCTTACGCCAAAAGAATAAAATTAACTCTCGACGGCTCCAAAATCGAAGAAGATTTAACTGATTTCCCAGTTTTGGTTAAGTTGAGTGACGAGTCCGGTATTTTGAATACTGATGTTACTGATGTTTTCAATGATTTAGACACAGGACTTCATGTAGATCCATATACAAAACTTCTTCTTCACATGGACGATGAGGGTTTAACTGATAGTTCCCCCGCGCCAAAAGCAGTCACTAAATATGGTAATGTTACTAGATCTTCTACTCAAAGTAAGTTTGGCGGTTATAGTGCTTATTTTGATGGTAGTGGTGATTATCTTGAAATGAGTGATAGTGCTGATTTTGCTTTTGGTGGTGTTGATTTCACAATAGATGTTTGGGCATGCCCTACTTATTGGCCAGGTACAGGGTGGCCTGCTATTATTGGTCAGAGAACATCTTATTCCAATAATAATAGTTTTTCTATTGCTTTTAGTTGTACTGGAACATCATTGCTTGTTCAGTATTCCTTTAACGGTTCTACTATTACAGATATGACAGGGTCATTCACATTTTCTTTATACACTTGGTATCATATTGCCTTTATTAGATCTGCTACAAACCTCATTCTCTGTGTGAATGGTAATGTTATAAAAACTCAAGCTATTTCTGGTTCGTTGTATGATAGTTCGGCCCCTATTAAAGTCGGTGCATTTGATGGTGGAACTCCTTGGCCAGGAAGTTATTTTTCAGGATACATAGATGAACTTCGTGTTTCCAAAGGTATCGCCCGCTGGACTTCTAATTTCACTCCACCAAATCAAGCCTATTACACTGCTATAAACGATGCTAAAAAATTAGCCATCACCTCTTCTGACGGTGAAACTCAACAATATGTAGAAGTTGAATCCTGGGATGCCACCAATAAAGAAGCCTGGCTCTGGACTAAATGCCCCACCCTCGCCAGCGGAGTAAATACAGACCTTTATCTTTATTATGATAAAGATGCCGCTGATAATGATACTTATGTTGGTGAAGCTGGGTCAACTGCAGCTAGTAATGTTTGGGATTATAATTTTGTAGGTGTTTGGCACATGAGTCAAAGTCCCAATGGTGATGCTACAAATGCTATAAAGGATTCGACTACTAATGCTAATCACTTAACACCAGTAGGAAGCATGACAGATGCTGATCTTGTTGATGCTTCTCCGGGGAAGGGGATAGAGTTCGATGGAAGTAATGACCGAGCAGATAAGTCTTCTGCTGCTGCACTACCATCTAGTACTTTGACTTATGAGATAGTTGCTGTGGCAGAGCCATTAGCGGCGGTCCCCTCTACAGGCATGGCTGTCGTTAATAGTAGTTCAGCTTCTAATTTTATTTCGCTTCAGGCATATAATGGGCATGTAAGATCGGTTCAGGATGGGGTATTAACACTTTCCGGAACGACATTACTTGCTGAGGGGGTCACTTTTTATGCTGCATTTACTAGGTTGGCGGATGATGAAAGATATATTTTTACCAATGGAGGCAATAAAACAGGTAATACAGTATCAATGGCATATCCTTCAAGTACTGATAGAATTTCAGTAGGCGGGGCGGGAGATCTGACTACTTCTTATTTCCCCGGTGTTATAACTGAAGTTAGAATTTCAGATGTTGTTAGGTCAGATGCTTGGATAAAATCCACCTATTATTCTAACTGGGATGATTTAGTTTATTTTTATTCTCCGGCTATAGCCCCGACCTATGTTTTTGAGGGGGTAGTTTCTTACAATGAGGCTACCTTGTCGGGTGTTCAAGTTAGACTGTATAGGCGTTCTACAGGTGAATTAATTGATAGTTCTTCTACTAGTGCTAGTGGTACTTTTTACTTATCAACCCCCTTTGACTCAGAAGATCATTATGTTATAGCATTACGGGATTATTCAAGTATAAATGCTATTATAGCTGATTGGGTAAACTCTTCAAATGAATAGGGTATTTAAATGACAGCTTATGTAACCCCAAATCCTAAAAATATATTATTAAAATATTTTCCTGGGAGTTATTCTCCGCTTGGTTTTAAAAGTATAAGTTTAGATTTTTATTCAAGGAGTGTGTCTTCTTCGTCTTTAAACGCTTATATAAATGTAGCAACTTTTCCACCAGAAGAGTATGATGTTGTAAAAAAGTGTGAAAGATATATTATAGGATATGCTAGATATGGAGTTCAAGTACTAGAGGGTAAATGTACTTATAGTGCAGTTAGAAATCTGGTATCCACATTGATTCCGCAGCCTCCTTATACTTCAACAAGTGCTGATTTGCCTGGTTATTTAAAGGTTATAAAAGGCAGGGATTTTTCTGATTTGTTTGGGGGCATTAGGGGTTTCACATGGTTGGACCTTTCCTCTTTTATAAGGGGTGTTGAAGAAAGAAATTTAGGTGCAGCTATTGATACTCATTTACCAAAAGATATTCTTGCCTATGTTAAAGTTTTATCTCGTGATTATATTGAGCTGCCTTCTAATATTTACGGTTGGCAGACATCTGACTTGAGTGCTCATACTGGGGTTATGAGTTATTATAATCTTCCAGTATTAATAAGTCTAATACCGGGGGTTGACTTACCAGCATATTTAAAAGTTTGGCCTTCTGCTGGATTAATTTCTACTTTACATGGTTGGGGAGTAAATAATCTTGGTGTTTATATTAAGTCAGTTTATTTTTATAATTTAAATGCTTATATAGGCACTCATTTATGGTCTAATTTAAATGCTACGATTAAGGGTCTTGGTATAGAATCTGAAAGTTATTTACCAGCTAATGTGTTACCCATGCAGTATTCTTTATTACCAGCATATTTAGCTGCTACTTATTTAAGCAATTTAGGTGCTAATATTTTTGCCATCCCTTACAAGGCTCTTTCTGCCTCTCTTTTTGGCTGGGCAAAGACAGATTTACCTGCTTTTTTGAATGTGATTTCGTATCCATACAATTTATCAGCTTCGTTAAATGTTATGCATAATTTAAAAGATTTGGTAGCTGATATATATTCTAAAAGAGCTGTTAATATTTCAGGTAATTTACAAGCTATAATCGGGTCTTGGCAGGAAGCTGACTTATCTTCTTTTATAGAAGCGGTATCTGCTGGAATATTACATGCTAGTATAACTCCTATTATATATGCTAGTGTTCTTAATGCCTCTATTTATCCTAAAATGATAAGGCTTACTGGTATAATACCAGTATCTACAATGTCGCATAAAAATCTTTATGCCATGATAAATATGTCTTGTGTTTATTCAGATTCTTCATTCTTAAATGCTTATATAAGAACAGTTTTTAAGTCTGAATTAAGTGCTTCTATATTTGGAAATGTAATTCCTCAATTTAATAGTTGTTTAAGTGCTTCAGTTGGTTATACAGATAAGTTCATTACTGTAGATAAATTACCAATAAATGTACATATAAATTCAGATAAGTACATAACTGAAGACAAATTGCCGTTATACACATCAATATCAAAAGGTGTTCGTTATCTATCTTCTTATATAAAAGGTATATCTTTTTCTAAAAATTTGGCAGCAACAATTAATTCGATTAAAATAAAACCATACGAGTTTAAAAGTGCTAAAAGTAAAGAATTAATTCATGATTTAGATCGAGATGGAAAAGCTACATTATCCAAAGTAATAGAAATAACATTTAAGGATACTATTGATGAGTATGTTTATTCAAGTTCAGGTAACATTGTTTTTAAACCAAATGATACTTTGAATAAATGGTTAGTAAATGTAAAATCTTATTTACCAGAAAATAGGGCTTTGAACAGAAAAAGACTTTTATTTAAATCTGCAATTTTAAATGATATAAGGGGATTTAGGGATATAGATGAGGCGGTTAGAGGACTTATACATTATGTTACTGATGCCCCTTGTTCTAATTTATCTGCTAGTATAAACTTGACAATGAGAAGTATGAGTACTATAATAACAGCATATTTAAATCCTATTTATAAAAAACCAGGATATGAAAACCTTTCTTCTAGTATAACTTCAGAATATAGAAAAGTTGTTTTATTGTCAGATGATCATGAAGAAATTAATATAATATAATATTGACAAGTTGATTTTAATTGTTATATTATTGGCAATTAGGACGATGCTTGTTTTTTTTATTTTATATCCTTGAAAGGATTTATTATGGATTTTTGTATAGATACAAAGGAATTACAAAATATAGTAAAAGTTTTAGGTATTACAACCAAAGTTAATACCATAGATACTACAGGTAGAATTTTAATAGAGGCTGGTAATGACGGTTTTGTAAATTTTGTTTCAAACAATCTTTCGATTGGTTGTTCGATAAAAACCGATAAAGTTTCTGTAAATGAACCAGGTCGAGTTTCTATTGTTTATAGCAAAATTAAATCTTTTGTTACTTCCTTTAGACCGTGGGACGATATTTCGGGAGTTAAGGAATTTAATATACATTCTAATGATAAGAATGTTTTTATAAATGTGTTTAATGTACTAGATAATGGTAAATCTACAAAAGGCAAGCTTGTTTTAGATAATTTTGATAGTGATAGTATCAAGTCTCCTACCTTTAACGATCAACCTAACTTTGTTTTAAATTCTGAAATTTTTAAAGCAGCATTAAGCAAAGTATTATATTCGATAGAGCCGAATAATACTGTACAAGCACTTCAAGGTATGAATATAAACTTTAATGAAGAATATATAAGGTTTGTAGGAACTAATGGTAAAACTCTGTCTGAATATGAAGTTGCTAATACTGGTAATTTAAAAGAAGGTACTTTTATTTTAAAGTATGATTTTTTGATGGGATTAAGAAGAGCTATTAGTGAGGAGACCCAATTGTTTTTTGATATAGATGACCATATTATTAAAGTAAGCTTTAATAACACTGTTTTTTGGGGTAGAAAAATAGTGGGGCATGAATTTCCTACTTATAGAAAAGTTTTAGAGGATTTTAAGTATGAGGTTATAGTAGATAAAGAGGTATTTATTAGTAGTTTAAAACCAATGATAGATGTTCTTAATGGGGATGATTATAATAGGGTTACTATAGAAATTAAAAATGATACTTTAACATTTAAAAATGATGTTTCTAATTTTGTGTATGACTTAAATCTAGAATATGACGGAGATTTTGTTATAGATCTTAATGGTAATTATTTATTACAAACCATAGATGTTTTAAAAGATGATAAATTATTTGTTAGATTTTCAGATGAAAACGGTAGTTTTATTTTTGATTCATTTAATTTTAAAAACCAGAAATCTCTTATTCGCCCCATAAGAAGGAGAAAAGGTTAATGGATTATGCTGAAGCTCTTTACAAATTATTGGATGAAAAATATGCGCAGCAGTCATTATTTGAAACTTTTGATGATAAAAAAATTATCACAGCTTGTATAGACTACCTTCGTGTTAACGGCTATAGAGTTGTTAAAGCACCGAAGTGTTCGTATGAGATAAATAAACTTGACGATCTTATTGTTTTGTTCTATAATTTATTAGAATATAAATTTCCTGGAGTAGTTAGTAGATATATAAATTTCAGCAAAGATAGAAGGATCGCTAGGCTTTTTGTTGATTCTAGGATGGCTGCTGGAAATTATGATGAATTTTATGCTATGAAAGAATGTGGCTTAATAATAGAGACCATATTTGATAATTTTGATAGATTTAATTTAGATACTTCTAACCTAGGGTTTTGGATTTTCGGTCAACAAAATTTAGGATGGGTTACAGATGTTGCTTTACAAATAATTCGTGAAAAAGCTTTAAGTAAAGAAGAGCATGAATCGGATAAATATAGTAAAGAAGTTTATAATTGGTATATAAAAACACATGGTCCGGATGCATTATTGTTTGACGGATTAAAGGGGGAAGCACATGGCGAAAAAGAAAGATGATACTGAAAAAACAAAGAATAGAAGCACATTAGAGGTGGCTAAAAAAGCCATTTTGAAAAAATATGGCAGTGTTATTAGCACAATGTCTGATAGAGGGGATTTAATAATAGATACTATTTCTACTGGTTCTTTAGGGTTGGATATCGCTTTAGGTAGAGGCGGCTTGGCCAGGGGAAGAATATATGAATTTTATGGACCACCATCGGGGGGCAAAACGTCGTTAGCCATGAGTGTTATGGCACAAGCACAGAAAAGGGGCATGATGTGTTGTTTTGTTGATGCTGAACATGCTGCAGACCCTAAATTATTTAAATCTATAGGGGTTGATATAAGTAAGGTTGAAACAATTCAGGCATATGTTGGCGACGATAACCTAGATGCACTTGAAATGTTGATAAAAACTGGAGAAATAGATGTTGCTGTAGTTGATAGTGTTTCAGCATTAATACCTAAAGCAGAGTCTGAAGCTGAAATAGGAAATGATTTTATGGGATTACTTGCTAGGTTGATGAGTAAAACAATGAGACGGTTTGTACCTATAGCAAGTGAAACTAATACATTGCTTATTTTTATTAATCAGTTACGCTACAAGATTCAGTCTTATGGAGATCCAAGAACAACTACAGGCGGTGAAGCATTAAGTTTTTATGCCACTGGAAGAATTTCAGTATCTGGGGGTGCATCTAAAAGTTCTAGAATTGTAAATCCAATTACGGGTGAAGTTATAGGGCATCAAACCACATTTGAAGTCCAGAAAAATAAGTTAGCACCACCTTACAGAACTGCTACAGTCCCATTGATTTATGGTTTAGGTTATGATGTTTATGCCGAATGTTTAAATTTAGCAGAGGGGCTCGGTTTGGTAGAAAAAAGAGGGGCTTATTATTATATGCCGGGGGAAGATAAGAGTTTCGCTCAAGGTGAAATGAATGCCGTTAAGATTTTTAAAGAAAATGAGGAGCTATATAGCCGTATTAAAAATAAAATAATTGAGCTTACTGGGTTAAAGGAGCAATATGAGCAAAATAGCTGATGACATATATAATATATTAAAAGAAAGCTTTCCCAATTACAATATAATAAAGGAGTATTATATAGGTTATGAAAATTATAGGTTGTTTTTTGATTTTTTTATAAAGGAGTTTGGTGCCTTTATAGAAGTTCAGGGCAGACAACATACATGTTATGTACATCATTTTCATGGTTGTATGGATAATTTTAAAGCACAGAAACATAGAGATAATTTAAAATTGAAGTATATTCAAAGCAATAAAAAATTATGTTTAATTAGGTTTTATCATGATGAAGTAATTGATAAACATTTAGTATTAAATAAATTATATAAAGCATTGGAGATGGGTTTTTATGAGTAATTTAATTAATGTAAATCCTAAAAAATCAGGGAAGGACTGCATGGATTGGACACCAATAAGTGATGGTACTATGACAGGTGATCCAAAGTACTGTGCTTTAAGCCTTTTTTGTAGGCAAATTGGTATGAAATCTGATTGGGTAAGCTTTATAGACCCTAATACAGGTGAAATGATTTTTGATTATTTTTGTACCGGTATGTATGTTAAAAACGAAGAGCTTGGTGAAGATAAAGAGATTTCTTGAGAGGTATTAAATCATGGATATATCATTTCCTTTTAGAGATATGAATCCTAATATGACATTTTTAAATGAAATTTTTAATTTAAATTATCAACTTTTAGAAGAAATATCTGATATAAATTTAAGCAAGTATTGTATAGCTTTGGCTCAATACAATGTTTATTTAAAATATCAAATTAATTTAACTAAATCTAAGGTATTAACTAAAAAAAGATTTTTAGATTCTGTTGTTTTTGAAATACTTACTGATGATATTGTAAAGAAGTATAAAACAAAAACCGATGCTAAAGAATATGTGATTACAAGCACCCCAGACTTGATGAAGATTAGGGAGGAGCTTGACATTTTAGATAAAGAGCTTATTTTGGTTGAAGGTATGGATAAGTATATTAATGAGTTTATTAATGCTTTTAAACGGGAATTGAGTAGGCGAGAGCTTGAATTACAGGCGGTCAGAATGGAGCGAAGATAATATGACTCAAAATGAAATTAGGGAGTTATTTTGTAGGCCTGTTGATGAAAGATCTTTATTAAGATTTTGTTTTAAAAATGTGGACTTTTTCTATACTATTTCGTCTAAAATGGAAGCAGAAGATTTTTTACATCCAGACCATATAAAAATTTATTTATTAATGTGTAGTTTACAAAAAAAAGGTATAGTTAAATTTGATCTGCATATGGTAGTAGATGAAGCTAGAGAGGCTGGGATATTAAAGGAAATTGGTGGCTATGAGTATTTAACTAGTATTGCTAGGCTTTCAGTTTCAGATGAAAATTTTGATATAATTCTTCAGAATGTTTTAGAAACAAGTACTAAATTTAAACTATATTTAACACTTGAAAAACAATTAAGTTTTTTAATGGAAAATGCTAAAGCTGGTGCTGATAGTGCTTCTATAATAGGTAGAGTTGAGAATAGTATACTGGATTTATCAACTGCTAGTAAAGCCATAAAAGAACCCAAAGATATAGCTGTGGGTTTGGTAGACTTGTTTGATGAACGGAGAAAAAATGAGATTAAGTATTCTGGTATAGATACTGGTTTTCCTATTCTAACTAGGCAAATAGACGGCATGGTGCCAGGAACTTTAATGATTGTAGCAGCTAGGAAGAAAATGGGTAAAAGTTCTTTTCTTATGAATATGGCTGCACATATTGCTTACATTGAAAAATACCCCACTTTATATATAGATACTGAAATGACCTTTACTCAATTTAGAGACCGACTTATTGCCTCAATGACCGGGGTAGAAGAGAGGGTAATAAAGCATGGTGGTTATACAGATGAACAGTATAGGGTTTTGGTGCAGAAGTGTTTAAAATATATAAAAGATGGTTATTTATTTCATGAGTATATGCCAGGATATAGTGTGGATAAAGTTGTAGCGCTCTATAAAAAATTTAAAATTAAACATAATATTGGTTTTGGTGTTTTTGATTATTTAAAAGAGCCAGATTCATCAAGTTTGGATAGGCAAAGAAAAGAATATCAAATACTTGGGGATGTTACTACTAAATTAAAGGATTTAGCTGGGGAATTAGAAATTCCATTTTTGACTGCTGTACAATTAAATAGGCAGCATGATGTGGCTGATAGTGATAGAATCGCTCGTTATGGAGATATTGTAGCTTTTTGGCAGAATAGAACTGAAGAAGAAAAAGAAAGAGGTAAACAATATGGTACCCATAAGCTTGTCATAAAGGATACTCGTAGAGGCGGAAGTACAAGTGAGGCTGGTATAGGTTATCATTTTTTTAAATCTAGATTAAAGATAAAAGAAACAGTTGATCAATTAATAGAGTATAGGGAAGGTGAGGTATATAACTCTGACAGTTCTAACGATGAGGAATACATGTTTAATGGAGAAGAAGAACAGTTCTAACAATTTTGATTGGGATAAATTTAAACAAGATTTGGATTATTTAAAATCAACCGTTGATCCTAGGTATCTAGTGGAATCTTTGGGTTTTAAAATAAGTAGGGAGACATCCAAAGAGTTAAGAGGTATTTGTAAAATACACAATGGTGATAATCCTACATCATTCAGATTTAATAAAGAAAAGAGGAGCTGGGTTTGCTTCTCACACAAATGTCATGATATTTATGGTAGTGATATAATAGGTTTAATCAGGGCCTCTTTAAATCTTGATTTTATGGCGGCAGTGGCCTATTTAAGAGGTTTAACAGGTAGTGTTGATATTAATGTAGATAATTTAATAGACTATAGAAGGAACAGGGAAAAAGAGGAGTTTATAAAACAACATTATAGAAAAAGAATTACCTCAAAAATAGTTAACGAGACCACACTTAATAATTTTAGATATATAGGACCTAAACTTTTTAATAAGTATTTTGACAAGGGAACGATGGATTTTTTTGAGATTGGCGGCGGTTATGTAGATTCTGAGGGGGTTGAACGAGATGTTATACCAATTAGAGATGAAGACGGTATTCTATTAGCATATAGTTTAAGAGATACTAGAGAAGATACTGATTCTGAAAGTAAGTACTTATTAACTAAAGATTTTGATAAGGATTTAGTTTTATATAATTTAAATAATGCTATACCTACTTTAGAAGAAAAACCACTAATTTTAGTTGAAGGATTTAAAAGTGTTTGGAAACTATATTCTCTAGGTATAAATAATGTTGCAGCAGTTATGGGTTCTATGGTTACTTTGGGACAGCAAACCCTAATTTATGCTTTTGCTAAAAAGGGGATAGTAATAATGTTTGATAATGATATAGCCGGAGCTGAGGGGGCTATTAAAGCTATGGAAGCTATGTCTGATAAAATTAATGTAGATATTGTTTTTATAACTGAAGTAGATGAGAGTGGGAAAGGCCTAGATCCAGCAGATTTAACTAACCACACTATTATTAAATACCTTAAAAATTATGTTTAGGAGTTTGAGTATTATGGAAGGTAAAAATTTTGTAGAGTTAGTTGGCAAAATAAAAAATCCTGTTATTAAGATGGTAGGACAAGATAACAATTGGTTATTCAAAGGTACATTAGCAATTCCAGCCCCGCCCCCTAATAAGGGGCACCAATTCATAAAAATCTCATCATTTCAATGCGCACAGGCATTGAGCGAAGTGAAAGAAAATACCTTTATAAAAATTAATGGTCATATAGAAGAACATGTTTATGACGGGCAATGCCGTCTTTGTGGAGGATACGAGAAAAAGTATTGGACCGAAGTAGTAATTGATAATTTTGTGATAATTTAGGAGGTTTTAAATGACTGATAAAGCAAATGAATTTGAGGTTGGTACGCCTTCTATGGCATTTTTACCAGCCAGGCATTACCCTTTTGTGGTGGTTAAAAAAGAACATAAAATAACAATACCTAGAAGAGGGAAGTACTATAATTTAGATAAAGATTTTTTTTCTAAAGAGGATGGAGAATTTAATATTTTAGATAGTAAAAGTAAAACACTTTTTTTACCCTCTATACAAAAAGTTATGTTAGCTACTAAACAATATCCGGACTTGTTGCCCAACCATTTATATGTGCCTGTAGCACTTGTTTTTAATAAGGATAGTGTTGATATTATTGGTCAAGTTATTAAAATGCTTAATATTAATGAAATAGATGATAACAAAGATAATTGACATAAACAATAAGGATATAGATGATATTATTGCTACTTTAACTTATAAAGATAATTTTAAGGTGATGGAAATGGAGAAGGATAAAGAATTTATGGAGGATTATATACATACTTGTCTCAAATGTGGTGAATTAAGTTTTGAAATTGCGGATAATGTATATAAATGTTATACATGTGGCTTTGAGTGGGAGGTAATTAGTTTTGAGTAAGAATTATTATGAAAGTTTAGGAATTGATAAGGGTGCTTCTCAAGATGATATAAAGAAGGCTTTTAGGAAGCTTTCAATGAAATATCATCCTGATCATAATCCTGATAATGAAGAAGCCGAAGAAAAATTTAAAGAAATAAATGAGGCCTATTCTACACTATCAGACCCAAATAAACGAAAAGAGTACGATAACCCCAGCATGTTCAGAGGGGATTTCCCGTTTCCGCCGGGATTTAATCCATTTGGTGATTTTAGTTTTAATAGGCATGTGCAGAACCCCAATGCCCCTAGAAAGGGCAATGATTTAAGGTTTATTATAGAGGTACCTATTGGTATGTTTATTTTAGGTGGTAGTCATGAGTTTTCTGTGTCATATGATGACCCTTGTCAAAAATGCTCTGGTAAGGGTTATACAAAATCAAGAACATGCGAGGTTTGTAGTGGTACAGGAATGATATCAGAATCTAAATCAGGGAATGGTGTTCATTTTGTATCTTCTTCTCCATGTAGAGCATGTGGCGGGAAGGGAGAAATCGGCATTGAGAGCTGTGATGAATGTGGAGGTAAGGGTGTTATTAAGGTTGATAGGGAAGTAAGTATTAATTTACCAGCTGGGGCTTCTGATGGGCATGTTGAAGTAATAAGAAATGTTGGGGGGAGTGGTATTAACGGCGGCCCTCCTGGGAATATAGCTGTTAAATTTAAAATGAAGATGCCTAAAGTTGACGACCTTACTGAAGAGCAAAAAGAATTGTTGAGGGCCATTTAATGACGAAAGATAGTATTTTTAGTTTGGATATTTCTTCTCAATCTACCGGTTGGTGCTACACTGTAAGAAATAGAATTTATAATTTTGGTACTATAAAAATAAATATTTCTATTGACAGAACAGAAAGATTGGTTATATTTAGGCAGGAATTAGTAAAATTACTTAAAAAATATGATCCAGAATTTTGTGTAGTTGAGAATGGTTTTGCTGGCAAGAATATAAAAACCCTTAAGACATTATCTAGATTTGGTGGGGTTGCTGAAGAATGTATATTATCTACTACAAATAGAGCTCCCTATATTATGAGTAACAAAACTCCCAAATCGTATTTTAAAGTTAAAACAAAAGAAGACTTATATAAAGTTATAGTTGAAAAATTTAAATTCAAAGATTTTAATTATTCTACTCATAATGATATAACCGATGCTACGGCCCAAGCAATTTGTTATTATAACACGGTAGTTAAGGAGAATAAAGATGGCAAGTAATATTAAATTAAGTGCAACACGCATTAATACTTTTCTTCAGTGTAAATTGAAGTATAAGTTTAATTATATTGATAAACTTCCAAAGGTTTCCAATCCAGCTTTTAAAATGGGGCTAGCTTGTCACGAGGCTTTAGAGTATGCTGGTAAGATATGGATTGATAAAGAGAAATTAAGTAGTAAAGATAAGGAAAAAGTTTTAAAGAAATATGACGAAGTTTCTGTAAGAGAGGGCATAGAAGATCATAGTAATCATCTTTTGGGAAGAGAGCTTGTAAAGAATAGATTGAAAGATTTTATGGCTGGAGCAGAAGGTAAGGTATTAGCTTTAGAGCAGAAGTTTGGATTTTCTAAAACTCAAGATATTACAACTAAAGATGGTGTACCTTTAATGGGGGCCATCGATAAAACTATAGAAAATAACGAGGATACATTATTAATAGTTGATTATAAGACCTCTACAACGGCACCTACATCCGACCAGTTGAGGACTGATATACAGCTCTCCATATATGACTATGTAGCCAACAAATTATATCCTGGTTATAAAAGAATAATATTGAGTTTAGATATGTTAAAATCTGACATGTTATATACTTATAGAACAGTAGAAGAGAGAGAAGAATTTGAGAGTTATTTAAAGGTTATATATGATGCTATGATTAAATTTGACCCAAGTAAGGCTAGACCGTCTTTGAATATGTTTTGTCCTTGGTGTGATTTTAAGGAATATTGTGATGAATATAAAAAAGCTTGTAAAAAATCCAATTATAAGTTTTTAGCTACTACTTCCCTTCCAAACGAGGACTTAATTAAAGAATGGAGACAAGTAAGAGACACAAAAAAGATTTTAGACGGCCGAGAAAGAGAATTGTCTATGATAATAATGGAAAAGATCCGAGAGGGCGGCGAAGGAATATCGGATGCTGAAGAGCAGCTCTATATAAGACAAAACTCTAGAATTAATTATGACCCACAAATTATTTATTCCTTGATTCCAAGTGGTGATTTTCCTAGTTTAGTGTCTTTAAATAAAAGTGCAGTTGATAAATATATAAATGAAAATCCAGCTATAAAAGATGTAGTTGAAAAATCCGCACAAGTTAATTTTACCACACCATTTCTGGCTACTAAAAAAATCAAAAAGTAAATAGTTTATGATAAAGCATTCTATAGAATATATTATAAAAGAATTTAATAAAGAAGGGTATTTGGTTTTAGATACTGAATATGGTGGTGCTCATAGTAGTATAAAATGTTTGTGTAATAATGGCCACGAGCTTTATTTGTCTTATAATAAATTTAAAAAGGGAAGCCGCTGTAAGTATTGTAATGGTAGTGAGATATATTTTGACGATATTGTGAAAGAATTTTCTAAAGAAGGATATAAAGTCCTCACAACTAAAGATAAATATATTAATTCTAAAAGTAAAATAAAGTGTTTATGTCCTAATAATCATATATGTTATATATCATGGTCTCATTGGAAATCTGGTACAAGGTGTAAAGAGTGCTACTTGAATAGTATTAGAATTTCAAAATATAAGATCAAAAACAGTTTACAAAAAGACAATTATGTATTATTATCAGATTTACCAGAATTTTGCGGGGCTAAATATGGATTTAAAGTTAGATGTTTTATGGGGCATGAGTATTTTACTAACTGGAGTGTTTGGAAAAAGGGGCATAGATGTAAGCTATGTTCTATTAAAAAAAGATTTGATAAATTAAGATTGGATTATAAATTTGTTAAAAAGTCTATAGAGTCTTGCGGTTATAAAGTATTATCCGATTATTATACTAATGCTTTTATTAAGCTCTCTATTATGTGTGATAAAGGGCATGAATATAAAGTTAGGTGGAATGATTGGCAGCAGGGCAATAGATGCCCTATATGTGCTTATATGGCCTCTAACGGGCAAAAAGAATTGTATGACTATTTAAAGAGTTTAGGTTTTAACATTATAGAAAATGATAGAACATTGATAGGCCCAAAGGAACTAGATATTGTTATACCTGATAAAAGAGTAGCTATAGAGTATTGTGGGCTTTATTGGCATTCTGAAAAAATGGGCAAAGATAAAAATTATCATTTAAATAAATTAAAAGCATGTCAGGATATAGGGTATAAGTTGATAACTATTTTTGAAGATGAGTGGCTTTATAGAAACTATATAGTAAGAAACATGCTTATGTCCACATTAGATATTATTAAAGAAAATTAATTTTTTGAAAAGGAGAAGGTGAATTTATGATGAAAAAGGATATTGATCATAATAAAATTATTAAAGTTTTAGCATACTGTGACTCACCAACATGTGCTACGGGTTTTGGTACTGTGAGTAGAAACATTTTTGAGGGACTCTATAGGACTGGTAGATACCAGATTGATATTTTGGGCATTAATTATTGGGGCGATCCACATAATTTTCCATATAGAATTTGGCCTACTGGAACTAATTCGGAAAGAGACCCATATGGAAGGAAAAAGATTTGTAACATGATCCCAAAAATGGATTATGATATTTTATTTTTTCTACAAGACACTTTTATTTTAGATTTCTTACCAGAATTGATTCCATATTTAAAGACCAATGTTGATAAAAAGCACCGTTCAATTTGTTATTTTCCAGTAGATGGGGTTCCAAAGGAACAGTGGATTAAGAATGTTAATTATGTGGATTATTTAGTGGCTTATTCTGAATTTGGTAGAAATGAGGCTAAAAAGGTTTTTCCTAATGTTCAAAATATGGCAGTTATTCCACATGGTGCTAATACCTCTGATTTTTTCCCTATGAGCAAAGATGACATTTCTGGATTTAGAAGGCAGTATTTTGGCAAGCATCATGATAAATTTATTATAACTAATTTAAATAGAAATCAACAGAGAAAAGACATTCCTAGAACTATTCAAGTTTTTAAAGAATTTAGAAAACATGTACCCAATTCTGTTTTGTATTTACATATGGCTAAACAAGACCAGGGTTGGGATCTAGTCAAGGTTTGTGAATCTTTTGGTTTTAATATTAAGGATGATGTGTTGTTCCCAGAGGGTTTTGGTCCAAACCAAGGTTATCCTTTGAATATAGTTAATTTAATTTATAATGCATCTGATTGCATTGTTAGTACTACATTAGGTGAAGGATTTGGTTTGAGTTGGATTGAAGCGATGTCAACTAAAACACCTGTTATTATGCCAGCTAATACTGCTATTACTGAATATATTACAGAATCCCGTGGTTATGTTGCAAAAAGCGGCGGAAACCCAAGCTTGTATACAGTATTACCGCATGATAATGAGGTTGTTAGACCGTTAGTTGATGTTGATGATATGGTAAGTAAACTTCTTGAAGTGTACAATAATAAAGACGAAGTTAAGAAGAAAGTTGAAAATGCCTATAATTGGGTTATGACCCAGATGGATTGGCAAACTAGTATTGTTCCGAAATGGATAGATGTTTTTGATCGTGCCTATATGGATTTATTGAAAGATGATAATGTTGAAAATAAGGACAGGGCATTAAAAGCTGAAGAAGTTTAGGTATATATAGAAAGGGAAAATTTATATGTTAAATCCTATTTTTGTAGAAGCAAGAGATCTGCCTGATTTGTGGTTTCAGGCTATCTACAATATATTAGATAGAGGCCGTAGATATGTTATAGACCGGGGGTCTTACGAAGGTCAAACTAGATTAGAGTATGATTATTTTGCAGGAAGAGTAAAATTTCCTGGAAGTAGACCACTTATTCCGGAGATTCCACCAACGATAGATATTCCTGCTCCGGTAGAGGAGGCATATATTTTTGGTGGTGAAGGTTATGAGAGATCTTATATTGAATACCTTATGACTGGTGAGAAGGCGGAGGGAGAGAGTTATACTTATGGATCTCGTATGGTAGAAGCACCTCTTATGGGTGAGAAGTATGATTGGTTTAAAGAAATAAACAAAGATATAGTTAATAAATTTGATATAGACGGTAAGTGTTTATATGAAAAAAATGGTAAGATTTATTTGAATCAGATTGAGTTTATTATAGACACCTACAAGAGATATGGTTTTAACAATAATCAAATGATTTTGCAGGTTGGTGAACCTACAGATTTGCTTCTGGTTGATGCACCGTGTCTTCGACAAATTGGATGTAAGATACTAGATGATAAGTTGAATTTTTTCATATCGTTTAGGAGCTGGGACCTCTATTCAGGGACTCCTGCAAATCTTGCTGGAATTCAAATACTTAAAGAGTATATGGCATCTGAAATAGGAGTAGAAGACGGAGAAATGATTGTTGAGAGTAAGGGCTTACATTTATACGGATATTCTGAAGATTTGGCCAAATTAAGGTGCATGAAGGAGTGTTAAAAATGGAAATAAAAGGAATTAAATATACGGCGCCAATTTTCGATAATTCGGGCTACGCAAAAGCTTCCAGAGAAAATATTCTTGCTTTACACAAACTAGGAGTGCCACTCACACTGAATCCAATTTCTTTTGAGGGGGCTAGACCAAATTTAGGAAAAGATGGCGAGCTGCTAAAGAGTTTAGTTAATCAAAAAATTGATTATAATGTCAATATAGTCCATACCACCCCTGAATTTTGGGGTAAATATGGAGAAAGAGATAAGTTAAATTTTAACTATACAATTTGGGAAACTACTAGATTACATCCAGATTGGGTTCCGTATATAAACGATAATGCTGATGCCGTTATGGTTGGTTGTGAATGGAATGTAAAGGTGTTTAAAGAAAGTGGAATAACTATACCCATTTTTAATGTTCCGCATGTTTTAGATATTGATAAATTTAAAGATTGTAGTCCTTATAATATTTGTGGTTTGGATGACAATACTTTTGTATTTTATAGTATACTCCAATTTACAGAAAGAAAATCACCATTGTCTACTATAAAAGCATACTGGCAGGCTTTCCCTAATGAAGAAGATGTTGCATTGATTTTAAAAACCTATAGATCAGATTACAGTGATGCTGAAAAAAATGCTATTAGAACCACTATTAAGAGATTGAAGAGTGTCTGCCCAGCCAAAAGGCATCCACCCATCTATTTGATTTTAGACATGTTAAGTGAGGAGGAAATTTGTGGATTACATGCCAGAGGGGATTGTTATGTAAGTTTAGATCGCGGGGAGGGGTTTGGGCTTTCGGGTGGGTTCGCGGGAGCTATGGGAAAACCAATTATAGTTACCGGATTTGGTGGTGTTACTGAATATGCCAAGCCAGATAATAGTTATTTGGTTAATTATGTTGAGATTCCGGTGTTTGGTATGCCTTATTCTCCGTGGTATCTTCTCGAACAAAATTGGGCAGAAGCAGATCAATCTCATGGTGCTAAATTAATGCAGCATGTTTTTGAAAATCAGGAAGAAGCCAAAGTTCGTGGGGCTAAATTACAAAACTATATCAGAGAAAATTTTTCTGTTGAAGTTATAGGACAAAGAATTATAGATGCTATACACAGTTTATAGTATTAATTGTGTAAGTATTAAAACTATAAATTAAAGAGGCACAGGAATTAAATATGATAGAAAAAGATTTTAAAAATATAGAGGATATAAAGAATTTTCTAGAAACAAATAATATCGAATATTCTACTGAACTTGATAATTTTTGTTTATTTTATAATGAACCAGAAAAAAGAAAGTTTGAGATTGAATATGTTTCATCTTTAGATTACCCAATTGCATATCCCAAATATAATATAGATGGGGTTGATAAAGACTATTTTTATGCAAAATCTAGACATGCAGAAGATAATAATTCATTTAAGTTTTGGATTAAAGATTTCGAATGGAATGATTTGAGGAAGAGGGATATACTAAAGTCACAAATACTTCATGCTTATGGTAAAACTAATAATAGATTTTATGCTAGAGATTGTGTTGTTAGGGAAGTACTGCCGAGAGAAGGTAGGGCTTTTGAAGAGAAAAATTGTTTTTATGGTAAGCGAGGGGCTAGTTTGAGTTTAGGTTTATACCTTAAAAAAGATAAAAATGGCTTTAAAAAAGATACCTTATTAATGATATATACATTTGGAAGAAACTTTTTTGGTAAAACAGATGGTATAATAGAGGTAATAAGGGTTGGTACTCTTAAATATGCTTATGTAGTTGGTGGTGCATCGAAGTTATTAAAATATTTTGTGGATAATTATAGAACTATGGAAATTGGAACCCACAAAATAGAGGTTGCTAAATTGAAATTTTATTCTGATTATGATCATCATATAGGTGGTAGTATGTCTTCTTTGAATTTTGAGTTCGAAAGCTATTCAGGCGGGGGCTTTATGAATTATTGGTTAGATACTGGTGAAGTTAAACACAGAGAGCCTATGAGACATAAGTGGGTAATGGAACAGATGCGTTTGGGCAAGTGTCTTTCTATACCTAATGCTGGGGTAAAGACTTACATACTGGATGTTAAGAATATTACTTGACAAGGCGAATTGTTAGCAAAAATAGGAGATAAGTATGTCGTTTTGTTGGCATAAATATAAAAATGTTAAAATATAAATAACACCTCGTCGTTGTTGGGGGATTGATGGGGGATGCCCTGGGCATAGGACTGTACAAATTTGTGAGAAATGCGGTAAGAAGAGGTATATAAATTTAAATCTTTGTATGCCAGATAAGTATCTTTATGATGAATCCATTTGGAGGGATTAATGAGTGTTCAAGATATAGTTTTAAAGAGTGATGTTTTAGTTATATCAAAAGTTAAGAAAAATACAGTGGCTAAATTATTTAAGGATCTTAAGCCCGGTGATAAAATAGAACTCTCAATCAATGTAGAGCATGTAGGTTCTCGAAGAGGTAAAACTTACGCCCCATACATCTTGGTGACTAGTCTAGAAAATGGAAAGAGTGTTCATAAATCTTTTAATCAACTACCAATGCTTTTAGATGCTTTTGATTTTGAAAAAGTTAAGGAGGAATAATGAAACTTTGTTTAAATATAGGAAGTGGTGATAGAACTTATGATTTTTACCCTACTAAAGAATATAAATGTGTGAATTTTGATATTCGTTCAAATTTAAATCGAGTGGACGAGGTAGGAGATGTGAGAGATCTGTCAAGATTTCCTAATGAGTATTTTGATATGGCCCTCGCATCGGATATAATTGAGCATTTCAAAATTTTGGAAGTGGACTCTGTATTGAGAGAATGGTGTAGAGTTTTGAAAGTCGGGGGTTTGATCGAGTTCAGGCTTCCTAATTTGGAGGCTATAGTTACTGACTATTTGAGAAGAAAAGATGAAAATAGAAGTGACATGCCAGGTAATGTGCCTATAACTCATTATTTTAATTGGCTTTTGGGCGGGGGACAAGACTACGATTATAATATACACTATACTTTTTATGACCGTAGACTTTTTAAGTATGTTTGTGAAAGAAATGGTTTACAAGAAGTTGATTGGAAAAAAGATGGTTACAATATGATCGTTAAGTGCAAGAAGGTGTGATATGCCAAAATTAATACATATAACATTCGTAAAAAATGAAGAGCATTGTATAAGAAATTCTTTGGAATCTGTATTGCCTTATGTAGATGATAGTTATATTTTAATAGACGATACAACAACTGATAACACAAAATATATATGTGATTCTATGGGGTGTCATACTAAATATTTTAAGTTTGAGAATTTTGGGAAAGCTTGGAATACATTGTTATGTTGGGTTTCGGGTATGGGTGGGTGGCTTTTTTCCATTGCTCCCGATGAGAGGATTAATAAAGATTTTGGTGAGATGCTTAGGCCCTTATTCAATCAAATAAATGATTCCGAAATTGATGTTGTTGGGTTTCCAAGAAGACACTGGTTAGATTTAGAAATGAAAGAAGAGTATACACTGCAAAATTGGTATCCTGATTACCAGTACCGAGGATTAAGAAATGATTACCCAAGGATACATCTTGTCAACCTAGTACATGAGTGGATTGTTGGTGATAGAAAAAGGATTTTAATAAAGGATAAAGATATTCAGCATTTTAATATGTATTATAAAAAAAGAATAAATTATAATTTTGACGAGATGAATAAGTTATATGAAAAATTAAAAATACAACAGAGTTTAGATGGTGGTGGGAATATTTGGCCCGATGAGCAGCAATAAAAAATATAACATTGATATTATTAAAGAGCAGTTCGATAGAGAAGGCTACAAACTTCTTTCTACTAAATATATAAACAACAGGACGAAGCTTAATTATGTATGTCCAAAAGGACACACCCAGAAGATTAGTTGGCATGACTGGTTACTTAACTATAGATGTCCATTTTGTGCTAATAATGTAAAACATGATTTAGAATTTATTAGAAAAGCATTTAGAAAAGAAGGTTATGAGCTTTTATCTAATGAGTATATTAATAGCAAACAAAAATTATCATATATTTGTAAAAATGGGCACCAAGGTTCAATTAGATGGAATGACTGGCAACAGGGACATAGATGTCAGCTCTGTTATTGGAAAGACGGCATTACAAAAGAAAAGCTTCCTTCATATGATACTTATATAAATCAACTAAATTTCGCAGAGGAAGTAAGGTTGTTTTGCGACAAGATGGGTCGTAGACTTCTAGAAGTTAAATGTTCTAGATGTGGAAAATGGTTTGTTCCTTCTATTTATTCTGTTAATGGTAGAATTGGTTCTCTAAATGGTAAAAAATATGGTGAGCATAGATTTTATTGCTCACAAGAGTGTAAAGATTCTTGTGAAGTTTTTGGTAAAAGAGCTATAGATTATATAGATTTAACTTCAAAGCAGAAAGAATCTGTATATAGCTCCGAGGAACTTTCGATATGGTCTAAAGAGGTTCTTAATAGGGCAAATTTCAAA